AAGTGGTTTCTTAGACATACCACTTAGATTATATCAGGTAGGCTGCTATTGGTCGGGATCGAGATCGGAATCTATTTCGCTCCAAAGCTTGAGATTGCTGACATCAAATGTAACTTGTTTCAAGGTGGCCTCTAGAGATTCAACTTTTAATGGACCGCCTACAAATGGCGACATATCAATAGATTTCAAGCCCAGCTTTTTCAAAAAATTAGCTAGTAGAAACTTCTTCAGATCCTCAGAACTGAGGCCTGTACCTAGGACATCACTTAAAGACTTTATAGTCGTCATCGGAAGTTGACTCTGAAATAATACTGTCGCCGTTCAAGTCCTCTTTTAGGTCTTTGAACTGTCTTGCTTCCCTGATCTTGTTAAGTCCGGCCTTCTCCGTCTTCTTAACAGCTTCAACGGACATACAATTTAAGGATGCAATTTCCACGTCCGATGGAGCTTTATCACCGGTGTAATCTTTGATGTACTGGAAGAAGCAATAATTGGCCAACTGGTGGTTAACAGCCCAAGGGCAACCAGGAAGCATCGCTTCCTCTTCTTCGGTGAGTTCCTTGCCAGCAGTGCGAATCGCTCGAAGACGCATGACGGCCAGCGGACACCACTCTGTGGGCATAGTTTTGAGACCCCTCGGGCATCTCTTGTCCATTTTGCCGTCTTTTGGCATTATGCGCTCTCAGCTGCTACGGCGTCACTCGAAGCTTCCACAACAGGCGCGTTAGGTTCCCCAGCGCTAGTTCCTGCCGTACTTTCAACTGGCGTTGTAACAACGGTAGTTTGGTCAGTGCTCGCTGCAGGCGGCGGTGGGTTTCTGACTCCAAGTAGTTCGACTTCATGATCCATTCCGTTCAACTTCACAATCGCCTTGGCGCCGACCTCCTGACCCATGAAAGCATTGATGAGATCAGGAACGCCACATTTAGCGAGCTCAATTCTTGAGCGGAAGATACCTCGATCGGTCTCTTCGGTCTTAGAGGTCAAGATAACTGTGCTGCCCGCTTCGACCTTATCACCGACAGTAAATCCCTGAGTCGTGTCCTCTTTGTCAGAGGCTTCGTTGAAGTCCTTCAAGCGTTTGGTGTTTGCAATCTCGTTTAACTGCGTTACATCAAGCCCAGTTGCTTCCTGGATCGCCAGGATCTTATATTGCATCTCGTTCAAGAGACCGAGTGCCCTACCAAGATCCTCTTGGATAAACTTGGAACTCTGCATGAGTTGCTGCACCAACATCTGAGAGATGCGCGATGACATCTCTACATTCGTTAGCTTAACATCAAGTTGCTTCAATCTTTCCTTGCGGCCACCTTGCGGCTGTGTCTTGAAACCCTTCATTTTTGATTTTCCTTATCCTTTAAGTGTTTACAGAAAAACTTCAACATGTCAATTTCTTCGTTCGTCAAACCCGGAGTCTGCGATGTGGTCCCAAGAATTTTACCTAATTCTTGATTTAGGAAGTGCCTAATATTGCGCTCTATCTCGTCGTACATAGGTCCCTTGCCTTTTAACAGGCGCTTAGAGAGAACCTCATTGATGACATTGGCGCGCTCCAGCTTGAGTTGTTCCTTGGTCTTTGCTAGATGTGAGTCCTTATTACCTTCAACTTCCTCAGTAGAAGTAGCAGTCTCACCAGTTGCGGGTGCATTGCTAGCGACACTTTTATTGACGGGCAACGGTTGGACCGCATTAGGAAAATCCTTTAATGTTTTTCGAGCAAAATCATATTTATCGGCCATGGTTGAGAACAAAGATCGAGCTTTAACAAACTGAGGCTGAGTGAGTGGTTCTTTATTATCTACACAACGCTGCCAGTGAGCTCTGCTATCAGGATCATACATCAAGATACGAGTCACTTCCATATTGACTTCGATCGACCTAAGAACATCCATGCTTTCTTCATCTAGGAGAGGAGTGCGACCGTAAACTTGAGGCCAAACTAGCTCGCCGTAGTGTGAGCGATCTAATATGACGTTTCTTCCTTGAATGCTGGTGAGTAGGTCCACCCATTCGCCAACATATTGATCTGGACTGGTACCTTTTGGCGGAGCGGAGATATGCAATATCTCAAAACCCTGCTTCTCAAACATCTGTGCGACAGATGTTTTGCCTGTCCTGTCAAGACCTTCTAAAATAATCAGTGCCATTCGGCTTGATTATACAAAAAGAATGTGATATTGGGTAGCGATTTGTAAAGCTTGTTCTTCATCGATGACGTTAAGTCGAAACAACACTTTTACTAAGTACATGACAGAGTTACGCTCTTTTTCTGATAGTACTGTTCCGTCGGGACCGACCTTACGATAGCTTATTGATCGGATTGGCAACATTAGTTCCACCAATGTTGGAAGACTTAGTGGCACCAAATTCTTTGGCTGATTCTTTTAGTCCATGTTGCACGGCATCAGAGGCGGCCTTAGCCTTGATTTGTTCCATCTCTAAATCGTGCTTCTCTTTGTCACGACCATGCTTGGCTTCGGCGTGTTCATGCTTCTGTTGCTCTTGGGCCATCTTCATCTGGGCCTCTTGATTCATAGCGCCTTGCTGAGCTTCCATCTGAGCTTCTTGTTTCTTCTGAGCATCTATAGTGAGCAATACCTGCTGCCACTGCAAGAATGCAGGGTCACCGGGGATGTATTGGAGTTCCTTACGAGCTCTTGCACCTTTGTCACCAAAGAATAACTCACGAATCTCACCGCGCGTATAGTTCTTTTCCACCAGGGCCCAAAAAGCCTGGTTAAGCGGGAGGTCTGCGACAACCTCATGAATCTTGTCTTTTTGTGCTTGCTTTAGGAGGTCGTTCATCGACTTCCAGACAGTCATCTCCGCCTGCATCTGAGCAATTTCAGTTTGAGGCGTTTCCTCTGTCATGCCGGTGAAAATAAACTTGTACTTAAGCGACAGCGCTTTATCAAGTGCTGGCAATATATCATTGTTCACTAGGTCTTCTAGGAACATCAGTAGTGGGATAAGTCCACGCTCACGAGAGTAGGTGATCTTGTACTCGTTGCTAGCCTGCTGCATCGGTGCACGGCCGTTAGACGAGATCAAGTAATCTAAACCAAGCTCTACCGGATCGATCTGGAACTGAGCGCAAAGGATTCGCATGAGATGGTTATTATAGTTGAGGTACTCCATCTCCTTGGCGTTAGCAGACATCGGCACCCATTGAACTTCATCAAGACCCGCCACGATTGGGGTTCTCCATGCGTTCTGGTGACCAGTAATACTATTGTAAAAGACTCTGCGGAAATTGGCTAGGGCTTGCTGAGTAACGGTGCCCTTAAGATGAAGAACGCCGCGAGCCGCATATCCGTGGGTAAAGAAGTTGGAGTTATAATTCTCTACGTTCATGTGGTTGGTGATGTTGATGATCGCCAACTCCAACGGGGAGTAACAGTAGCCTAGAGAATCTGCAAAATTCTGTGGGTTAAAAAGCTTAAAGATACAGTCTTCATCGCCAAACGTAGCTAGCGGGCGGTTGTCGTAGGAAATCTGAACATACTTGATGAACTCATTTTCGACTTCATTGATGACTTGCTTAGCCTTAGGATCATTATCACTCTTGGGGCGCGTAAGTTGATAATTCTTCATCGCACTGGAAGACACTTGTTCCTTAGAGAGTGCCTTGTTGATGAGGTACATTGACTCAGCAGGTAATGGTCTAAATCTGTGCAAACCACCTACACGGGTCTTAACCTTTTCAATCGCCACATGTCCAAATGTCAGCGCGTCACGGCCAACAACCTTTAAAAATTCTCCAAACTGTCTCTTGTCGTCTGCAGGTGTGCCTTCCTTGCGACCACAATTGTAGAGGAAATCCTCTACCATGGCTATCTCTTGCTTCTCTTCGTCCGAGTAATGAGTTTCTCCATCCTTCTTGACAACGCGGAAGCCCATCTCGAAGCGACGATGCTCCGGTCTAGAGAAACGCACTAGGGTATCAACGCGACATTGGATGATAGCAGAAATTAACCAGTCACGAACCGAAACCTCTTTAAGGGTCTTATTAGAGATTCGTGTGAGCTTAAACTTGTAGTTGACCTGCGACCCGATAAGGTCAAAATAAGGGTCATCAACATAGGCCTTACGACCGATCTGTTTGCCAGCATCATGATCTTGCTCTGGCACATCAGGAAGCCTATCGCCGTCGGCGATGTCAGGCATGACAGAGGGAGCGTCAGATGGTTGAGATACACCATCAGCCTTGAGCAACTCTTCTATCTCGCCCTTCACTCTGTTCTTTAACCACTGATCCCATATAGCCATGTTGTAATTATACCTTTTAGTGACTTAAAAGCACCTTAGAAGCTCCATAGGAAGCCGCCCGAGCCACCCGTACCGTCATCGTCGTCGCCTGAATCATCTAATTCTGATGCCTTGCCTATCTTTCCCAACTTAGAACGATCGGGTTCCTGCTCACTCATCTGAATACCCTGGGCCTGAGCAAACTCAGAAGCTGTGGGCATCCTATTGAAATTACCCTGAGAGTCCTGCACATTGGCTGCACTATCTACTAGCCCAGATCCAAGTATCACAGTGGACTTACCAAATAATAAGGTCATAGGGTATCTAAATGCGTCAATCCAATGATCGTGTTCCGTATCTGGGTCATCCGTAACGAGACCAGCAGCATCCATCTTGTAGTGATAGAGTCCAAACTCTCTGACAAGTGGAGTGCAGTTATCTCTAGCCACAAATATCTTGGTGTCCATAGACCCAGGTATCTTAAGGAACTTCTTTATAACCTGAATACCAACATTAATTTGACCTTTGTCTTTTTGGTTGGCAACCGGCAGACCTATCTTCTGCATCTCCAAGATGTTTCCTTGGTCCGCGGCATCAGGAACGTATAGCTGGCAGCGATACATGGTGTGATATTTGGTCTTGATGTGCTGCATCCATGTAGGGTTACTGATGTGGGTCATGCCATCAGTGCGAACTACATAGATGTTATCCCGATTGTCAACAAAGAAAAACACAACTGTGTTGGGCGATGTAAATCCCCAGTCTATGCCAGCGTAACAAGGAATGTTGACTTCGTGGCACTTCTTGATAAACATGTCGTGAGTGCATTCGCCCGGAAACTCCTTACCCACTAAGATTTTCCACATCTCGTTCCACGTCTTCATGTGGATCTTCTCGTCAAACTCGCGAAAGATGATTCCTTCGATGGAGGGCTTCAAGTTCATCAACTGAGCAAGAGCCCAGTCAGCTCCCTCGGAGCGAACCTTCTGGATCATCTCATCTATAGTTTTCAACATGGGAGAAGTAGAGTTCTGCTTCTTAGCATCTGTCAGACAGATAGAAAACAGCGGGCACTTATAGCATCCAGTGAAGCCTTGATGAAGTTGATACTCCTTCTGCTTATTCTTATCCTTCTTCTTAAATTCCTCAGTATTCAGGACTTCCATCTTGTCCTGGTTGACATAAAGATCCATAGTGTCTGTCCCAGAGCGAGCATCTGGACAACGCTCTGTGAACTCGAATGCCGTCCAGCGACGCACCCTTCGCGTCTTATCTGGGTTCTTCTCCATGTCCTCGATCTTCTGGTTCATTAAACCAAAGCGAGACTTACGAGTAGAGATACCCACGCGGAGGGCTTTCTTGCCCCTCTTGGTATCCAGCATTCCCGCTATCTCTTTAAAAGCCTTGATACCTTCACCGGACACAGTATCAATCTCGTCTACCACAACCAATGGTTCATGAGGTCCGTTAACAGACTTCATAGTGCAAGGTAAAACTTCGAGAGTGACCTTCTCACCGCCCACGTTAAATATGGACTTCGACATATTCATCTTCTCGAGGATACGCTGATCTTCTGAGATGTCTTGTCGCATCACTAGGTTCTTTAACTTACGATTGTAGAGAAAGTTCTTCTGATAGTTGTAACAGCGATCCGCCTGGTTCTGAATGGCACCCACGTGCACCACTCCGCGATGATCATGTAAGATCACCATGAGTTCGGCGATAGCCATACCCAGCGTCTTGCCAGACCCTCGACCGGCCACAAACAATAGCTCTTGAATGTTGTCAGGATTTTGCTTCAAAACGCAGATGCGATACACTTCCCATATAACGTCTAGCGGGTTAGTGTCAGAAAAGCGTGAAACCGTTACGTCAGGAAGTTCTAGACCGAGATGATACTTGATCCAGTTTCTGACCTCCTGCCTATTTTTGCACGGAGTTAGAAGCAACTTCTCTCGTTGCTCTAATGTAAGTTGTTTAGTTATTGTTTTGCTCATCTACTTCTACTACTTCTGCTAATAGAACGCTAGCCTCTGGCTCCTCTGGCTTTTGCTCTGCCTTTATCATTCCCTGTGGCGGAGAGAGGGCATCGAACATTGGGGATCGCTGCTTGTCCTTACCAGTCGGTGTGGCACCAGATACTATCTTATATAGTGTTTCAGCGACGTCCTTGTACTCCTTTATGTTCTCGATGCGCAGCGCAGGTTTAGGATTGTTTACAGGGTCCTGGCAATATTTCATCATGGTGTTGAGATGCTCTGCATTGGCAACGGCCATCATGGCAGTGAGAAAATCCACCTGTTCAAGGACAGACTTAACGACTTTAGCCCGAACACGGTCCTGCAACGTATGCATCATGCGATCACGATCGTGTGCCCAGCCACGGAG